GAAGGTAAGTTACTTTCCGAGGATGTTTTTAGGGCCTTAGTGGCTAGGGCCGATGAGATAAGTGAGAAAGCCGCACAAATGCCGGTAAGGCTTAACAGGGGATTTGCTAGATTTCAACTTGGTATACAGCAAGCCCTATCTGGCATAGATGAGACAAATACCCTCACCTTAAGATTGGGTAAATCTTTCTTTGAGGCTGGTGAGAAACTACAAGTATTACCCCAATATGTTCAAGCTATTATAAACACCATGACAGTATTGTCGGATAAGAATAAGGCCATAGTTAGGTTGGTTGGAACATTCCTACTACTTCAAGGGGCTATAATAGCTGTTAACGGGGCAATAGCTGTTATGTCGGGTCTGTTTAGTTTCCTAGTAACCAAAACAAATATATTTATAGCACTTGCAGCTGGGGTAATAGTCTTTAAAGACCAGCTATTAGCGGCTTCCGAAGCAGCTCAGGGGCTTATAACAGCAGTGGGGAAACTTTTTGAACTAGATTTCAGAGGTGCAAAAGACGAGCTACTAGGGATTGTAGATGTGTATGAAAAGACACTAGCGGATTTACAAAGCGGAGGAGGGGAAACAGAGGGACCTAGTATGACAGGATTCCTGGATAAGTTCCTAGCTACATTTGACATATCAAATTTAGATACCGTGAAGACATTTTATGCTGAGTTGGCTAAAATACAAGAAGAGTATAACACAAGTAGTATAGCCCTACAGGATGCACACGTTCAAACATATATGGAAAGTTTAAAGAAAAAAACATACATGGAAGTTTCCATGGAAAAATGGAGAAATGACATAGTTAAAAGTTTCAAGACTAATGCTAGTTATGAAGAAACTAAAATAGCGGAGAAAAGTTTTAGGGCACAACTTGAGGGAGCTGCGCAATATAGTAAATCATTCGGGGCTATTGTTAAAGGTTTAGCCTTGTTTGATCTACTTGTTAAAGCTCCACAAGCTATTGGGGCGGCTTTCACATATGGTACGGCTATAAGTGGAGGAAACCCAGCGGTAGGGGCGGCCTTCGCAGGTGTTGCAGGTACCACCATGGGTGTTCAGATTGCCGCTGTCACATCCGCTTCATATACTCCTAGGGCTATTGGTAGAAATGTTTTCCCAGGACAAACGTATAAAGTCAATGAAAACGGACCTGAGATGTTCAGCTTTGGTGGAAGTGATTTCTTATCCACAGGTTCGGCCCGTGGTAAGATAACACCTAACGGGGATACAGGTATGTCAAGTGGTGGCGGTGGATCGCAAGGTGTTACTGTCAATGTATTCCCTGTAGAAGGTCAAACGGCCTCTGTTAGTGAATCCCGAGATAGTGAAGGTGGGCTACAGTTAGATATAATAATGGAACAATTAGACGCTTCCATAGCCGAAGGTGTTAGACGTGGGACCTCACAAGCTAGCCAAGCTATAGGTAGTGTTTTTGGTCTAAATAGAGCAGCAGGAGCGGCGTTTTAATGGCAACTATAAATTATCCTGACAGTGTTTTACTTGGGCCGCTAGTTGCTAGCGCATCCCACACAGAAACAAAACGATTACTTAGAACAGATATGGACAGCGGTTATTCTGTAGTACGTAAACGGTTTACTCGTGTACCCGTTAATTTCACAGTACAGCTTTTATTAAATCAATCGGCTTTGTCCTACTTTCAAGCTTGGTTTGCTGGGTCCTTAGACTACGGCCTTAATTGGTTTAATATGGATCTACCTGTAGGTGAGTCCCTACTATCTCAGCATGAGTGCCGTTTTTTAGACAACCCTAAATATACATTGGACGGGCTTTTGTGGCGTGTTAGTGCTAAAATAGAAGCAATAGAGATGATACTAGGTGTGGAATATGACGCTGTAATGGTAAATGTCATAGCTACATTGGAAGGTTTTGACCCAACAAGCATATATTTAGACAAACTAGATGTAGCTATTAATACTACGTACCCATCAAGTGGATACGGACCAAACGCATAGGAGTTATAAATGACAAACCCAACACAAGTACAGATTGATAAACTAACCACAAACTTAACCCGATGGGATAGTATTGTAAATGGTGCCGCTGGTTCCACCGTTGCTTTAGACGCATTTACAGTTAAGACGGTTGCAGGTTACTTAGCCGAACTATTAGCCCTTAACCCACAGGGTGCCTGGGGAACATCCACGGCCTACGCTTTAAAAGACGTAGTTACACAGACAAGTGTAGTGTATATATGTACGGTAGCACATACAAGTGGAACGTTTGCGACCGATTTATCGGCTGGGAAGTGGGCTATATACCAACTGGATGTGACAAGTGCAATATCTTTTGCGGATGATTTCACAGTTGATACTACTACTTTTCACGTGGACTCTACTAATAATAGAGTGGGAATCGGGATAACCTCACCATTGTCACCATTACATATTCTTAGTACAGACACCCCCACAAACGGGGTGATTCTTATGGCTTCGACTAGCAACGATGTTGATACGGTCGGGTTTTCTTATACTTACGTAGCAAATAACGATATCGACTTGCACTTAGGTAGGAAAATATCCTCCGACGGGGCATTTGTCCCATATATGACAATGGATGTCACGGGAAAATTTGGGATAGGAACAACATCCCCAGGGTCGTTTTCAGCATCAGGGGATAATCTTGTTTTATACGATTCAGGAAATTGTGGAATATCATTAATAGCAGGAACTACAGGCGAATCAGCTTTGTATTTTGGGGATACATTAACAACTGGTACAGCATCAAGGCAAGGTCAAATAAGATATTATCATACGTCTGATTCAATGACTTTCTTCACAAATGGAGATAATCCAAGAGTTTCCATCGATTCGGCTGGAAATGTGGGGATAGGAACGTCCAGTCCAAGTCACTTATTACATTTATATTCAACAGCCGCATCATTGCAGATAGAAGCCTCTGATGATAGTATAGCAAGAATAGTACTCGACGCAGGGGCGACTAGTGATGGGATAATAATTATTCAAGACGACAATGTCAATACCTGGGCATTTGGGATGGATAGCACTAACTCAAATGCATTTAATTTTTCAAATTCTGGCACACTGGGATCTAGTACGAGACTTGTTTTAACTACAGCAGGATTGTTAGGACTTGGAGGCACAACGCCAATTTCCCCCCTTTCTATAACAAGTGTAGACAGTCCCACAAACGGAATTTTACTCATGAGTTCTTCAAGCAATGATGACGACTACGTGGGTATGTCATACACATACAATGCCAATAACGATTTAGATTTACATTTAGGAAAAAAACTTTCAAGTGATGGAGCATTTGTACCATTTTTAACGATGGATGTAACTGGTAATTTTGGAATAGGAACGACTACTGTAAATACAAAAGCATTATTAGACTTAACATCGACAACACAAGGGTTTTTACCCCCAAGAATGACAACAACGCAAAGAGACGCGATATCGACCCCCCCAGCAGGTTTAGTAGTCTACAACACAACAACAAGCAAGTTGAATGTATATACATCTGCTTGGGAAGCTGTAACAAGCGCATAAAAAACACGGAGGTATTAAAATGGCTGTATTAGACTTACAAGAATCAGAGGGATACAAAGCATATTTAGAAATAAAAGGGACTATTGTTAATTTTGAAAATTTACTGGATCTCGCTAAAAAGGTTAACGAACAGTGTGTATCTATAGAAGCATGCGACTGTTTCCCGATGGAATCCTCAGAAGATGAGAAAGCTTTAATTACACATTATAAAGAGCTGACAGAACCTTTTTTAGGGCTTTAGATGGCTCTTTCAGAGGAGTTAAAAGAACTTTATGCCAGTGGTGGGGACGATGTTATTTTACATACATTGTCCTTTAACCATCCTGCTTGGAGTACACCATTTTATCTAGTTAGAGATTGGAACGATTTAACAGCTAACCTGGAAAATTCGGGACCTAGTACCTTATTTCAAAAGTTTGCGTTTAATATTACAGGGCCAAACAAAGACGAAAACGGGACCCAGTCTTTACAGATTGAAGTAGATGCTGTAAGTCGTGAGTTTGTCGACTTATTAGAGCTTGCTATAGTAGATGAGAATAACTCACCTATTGAAGTTACCTATAGATTATACTTATCATCCGATACAACAGGGCCTCAGAATGATCCCCCTTTAAAATTGTGGCTTAAAAAAGTATCTGTTACAAACAATACAGTATCTGGTAAAGCTGAATTAGTTGGCCTTATTAATAGAAAATTCCCTAATATACTATATGGTAACGAGTTTAGGTCCCTGGTTAAATCTCTGTGATAACCCCGATATACCCAGATACTATTATAAACAATGTTGTTGGCTTACCCTGGAAAAAAGGTGGCCGAACCCCTAACGAAGGCTTTGACTGTTGGGGATTCTTTAAATGATTTTACACTAATATACTAAATGTAGATATTCAAGATGAGTATAGCTACCAACCTGGCGAGACTAAAAATATAGTTCGTGCTTTTTCATCAGCGACGGGAGAAGGGGGAAAATGGGTTAAGGTGAACGAACCTACAAATTACTGTGCTGTAGCTTTATCCATGAATAAGTATATTCATCACGTAGGTATTTGGTTAGAGGACGGTTGTTTACACGCTACCGAGGGTCTAGGAATAGTCTATAATGATATGAGACAACTAAAAAGAAACGGATATTCAAAGGTAGAATTTTATATATGTCAAATGACCCAACAATAAAGATACTAACAAACCCCTTTAATCTTAGAGATAATGAGAGCCTGCCCGTATCTGTGGGTACCCCTTTAATAAATTTCATACAGTTAAAATACCCTAAGGGATTTAAAAGGCCTGCTCGAGTCATACTAAATGGGGATATACTAAAAGTAGAAGACTACGACGTGAGATTGAAAGAGAATGACGAAGTACAAATACAGATTATGCCTTTAGACCCTGTGACAATAGCTATAATAGCTGTTTCGGCTGCGGTTATCTCTTATGTAGTCGTAAGTAACATAGACTTACCTGAAATACCTAGCATAAGTACCCCCGATACATTATCAAATTTAAAAAATAAAAATGGTAATGCTTACGATACTAGAACACAACGTAATTTAGCCCGTTTAAATGAGCCTATCCCAACGCAGTATGGTAAATTTGGATGGTATCCAGATCTAGCTATTGCACCCTACACAAGATACTTAAATAATGCCCCTATATTTCACTATGTACTTAGTTTAGGGAAAGGTGAACACACAATACAAGATATAAAACTTGGGTCTAATTCCATATTAGATAACCTTAATTTAGATTACACACTGTATGACCCTGGTACGGCTATGACTAAATTCAATGATAACGTATATACCCATCCCGACATTGAAAGTAAGCCGTTTAGGTCCTCATTTAAGAACATGATAAATGAAACATTGAACTTTGATAAATCAGCTAAGACAATAACTATACCAGGTTCCCCTAATAAAGATTTTACCAAGTTATTTCAAGTTGATGATATTGTTTTAATAACAGGTACGGCTACCTCATTATATGATGGGGAGTACACTATATCGGCTGTGACTCAATATGTTATAACAGTCACAGATAGTACGGATTTTGATAGCACGGCCACTGGGATAGCTACAATAATAGCTAATGCGGCAACATGTTCATTAAACCCTTACTATGACCCAGCTTTACATAATAAGACTACAGGAAGCTATTTTATAAATAGTTTAAATTCAACGGGGTTTTTCGATGTTACGAATACACAAAACGAATATTTTACATTCGAGCTAGATTTTGATTTTCAAGATGGTTTATATGCATACGATACCACTGGGGTTGGTCAAGACCAAAATATACCCCTTCACCTATGGGTATACATGATCCCGATAGACGGGAATGGGGATATTGATACAAGTGATGAATACCTATTACGTAAAGACACACCTACCATGTCTTTTGTATCTGGGAATACCACGAGCTTGCAGGGGGTTTTATCCCTTGGCGTAATGATGAAGACTTAAGCACTGTATTTTTCCCAAACTCACCTAGCACAACCTTAATTTTTTATGAATCGGCTGTAGCTATTGACCCATCCGATATAGCAAGTATTGACTACACAAATGGGCAAGTTACCTTTGTGACATCGAAAGCTGGGGCTATCACAATAGGTAATTTAGTGTACACTTCTGAGAATAAATACGGTGTAGGTAGTATTATAAATCTGGAACTTAAAGGATCTACAACGACATTTAGTACCACATTAGAAATTGACCCTTTTAGTGACTCTACTTTGTACCGCCAGATAAAAAATAAATACAAATGTATGATATATAAGTATGCTTTAGTCTCAATGATAGATTCTGAGTATTTTGACGGGATAGTGGATAATGGGAATTTAAAGCAATTAAAACTAGTTTTCCCAGACGTT